ATGCCTGCCAAGACCGCAGAACAGCGACGCCTCATAGCGAAGAAAGCCATCACGACTCGCCACCATCCGGACCGTGACACCACCGATCTGGACCGCGAGATCAAGGCCCTTTCCCTCGAAGACCACATCAGGCGCGTCGTAGACACGGCGCCCGAACTCACTGACGAGCAGCTCTCCAAGCTGGCTTCGCTCCTGCGTCCTGGAATGGGGGCGTGATGGACATCGAAGCCCTGGCCGAAGGCACGCACGTCATCAGCTTCACGCCCGCCCCGGACCGCGAACTTGACGCATCCCTTTACAAGGATGGCAAGTACGTGACGACCGTTCCCGTTATCGGATGGGCCGTAGTCGTGCACAACGACCGCGACGAAGAAGACGAAACCGTAATGGACCGCTACACCGACCTGAGCCCGGTCGTCCTTTACGAGCGTCGCCCCTGGACGCAATCTGATCTGATACGTCACTTCAGCTTCTCCGTGCGCCTCTCCTTTTAGCCCCTGCACGACGAAACCCCCCGAGACCGTCACCGCGATCCGGGGGGCTTATCGAGACGAGTACTTCATGTACGACTTTAACGGGGCGCAGGGGTCCGCACAAGAAGAGCCGATCTTTGCCCGCCCTGAAAATCCCAATGACGCGACCCTGCGTGCGCTCGCGGACGCCATCACGAATGGCGAACTCAACGACGCCACCAGGACGGACCTTTGGACCGCGGCGGGCTTTATCACCGACCCTTCCACGTTCCACACCTACATCAAGAAAGCCGAAGAGGCGCGTGACGCGGCTAAGTCCACCGAAGAAGGGCCCACGCCGGATCTCGTCTTCCGCACGCTGGCCGACATTGCACGCGACGTCGACACGCGCCCGCCCAGGGAGTTCCTGTTCGAGCCGGTAATAGTGGCCGGTGACTACGGAATCATGGCGGCGGAGAAGAAGGCGGGAAAGAGTTGGGGAGTGGGCGACGCGGCCGTATCGTGCGCGGCTGGAATGCCGTGGATGGGCGCCTTCCCGTGCCGCACGCCCGGCTGCGTACTGGTCTTCTACGGAGAGGGCTCCGACGCCAAGCTGACGCGACGCCTTCGCGCCATCGGTGCGGCCAAGGGGCTCAGCTACGAGCAGACCGATGCGCTTGACATTGTGGTGTGCTGCCGTGCACCGCAGCTGAACGACGAACAGCACCTGCACTTGATGCGCAAGGCAGTTGAGCAGTACCGCCCCAAGCTGGTCATCATCGATCCCCTGTACCTCTCGGCAGGCGGCGCCAAGGGCAGCGACCTGTACTCCATGGGCGCGCTGCTCGGCAACGTTCAGCGCGTCGTCCAGGACGCCGGAGCGAGCCTGATGATCTCGCACCACTGGAACAAGGGCGGACAGGGCAACGGGCACGACCGCAGCAGCGGCGTAGGCCCTGCCGAATGGGGCCGCTTCCTGATCTCCGTGGCCGTGAAGAGCAAGAGCACGAACCCGGTCACGCTGGAATCGACCGTGGTCCTTGACTGGCAGTTCGCCGGAGACGAGATCGCCGACACTGGCGTGAACCTGATCCGTCGCGTCCGCGCCGAAGACCCCACCGACCTCAACTCGCCAATGCACTACAGCGTGACGATCGACACCATGCCCGACCAGGGAGGCCAGGAGGTCAAGCTGAAGCCCGCCGAATGGAAGCTATTGCAGGCGCTTCAACAGGCTAAGGGGTACGAGACGATCGAGCGGCTGGTCGACCGCGTCAAGAAGGAGCACGGACACGGACTCGTACGCGAGACGTGCGCCAGGGGGCTCAAGACTCTGACCGAGCTGGGCTATGCCGCCCATCAGGAAGGCCTTCGGACCGGCTTCCCCGGGTCGTGGGTGGTAACGGAGAAAGGTGCAGCTCGGCCCGTGTGACCGTGACGGCCCGTCAGATCGGTTCGGATCCGCCCAGGTCATGCGTGTGACGTCACACGGCAAGCCATTCGAAGGATGGATGGATCACGCGGCGGCCAGTAAAAGGCCTGGTCAGCCCGCGTGACCAACACGGTCACACGTGACCAGTCACATGTGTGTGATTGCGCCCCCCCTTATAAGGGGGCGCTCACGGTCACACGGACGCATCGCATTGAAGTCACACGACAAAGGATCAGCAAGGAAGGAAGCTACCCATGCCAGCAACTCCAACGGCGATCGCCTGGCGCGATGGCCCAAACCTGGTCGTCGTCTGTCCGTTCTGCCATCGCGAACACCGCCACGGCGTCGTGGGCCCCAACGTCGGCGACGGCGACGGCTACCGCACCTCTGACTGCATAGGGCGCCAGCGCGGGACGTACGAGGTCCGCGAGGAGCGCTAAACAATCTTGCTAGCACTATTGCGCTAGCGCTGACGATCATTCAAACTAGGCAGCGGAGGGGCATGCCCGCTGGGCGGCCCCCTTCGAGATCGAGTCCTGGGCTGCCAACCAGGCCCCGCGCGATCCAGAGCCCCCGCCGCCGTAGCTGGTCGGGGGCTCTTCGCTGTGATGGCGGGGCGATGGCGGCCGTCTCACACACCCTCCGGCTCCTCTGGCCCGACACAGAACGGTCTCACCTCATGTCGCAGAGCAATGGACGCCCCGTCCTCGAAGAGATCGCAGAGCAGGCAACCGAGGGCAGCGCGCTCAAGGAACTCGCCGTGGCCCTGATCGGGCTGCGTGACAAGGTCGACGTCCTCACCGACACCATGGCGCTCTCTGCCGAGATCCTCGGGCGCGTTGACGCCAAGCTCGACAAGGCCCTTGAGACCAGGTCTCGGGAGCCCCGGAGGTGGTGACCATGACTCGCCCTCGCCTGCTGTCTGATGGCTCTCCAGCAGGCGAGGGCGCCCAGGTAACGACGACCCCCGGGCCGCTCCCGCGGCGTGGCCTCAGTCCCGCTCTCACGGGCCCGCGCTGGGCGACAGTGGAAGAGGCGGCAGCGTGGTGCGGTAGGCCTACAGGCGCCCTGTACAGGTGGCACCGTGAGGGGCGTATCAGGCTGCGTGGCAGCCGCGGTCACAAGACTGTGGACCTGCGGGAGCTGGCCGGCCAGGAGTACAACGCGGACACCCCCCGCTTCCCTGCCCCGCCCCGCGTCCGCTACAGCCCGCCTGCCCGCCCCGCACAGGGGCGGTGACCACGTGGCAGGCAACCCGCTCTATTCGAGCTATGCATATCGGCAGGTGCGTGCTCAGCTACTGAGCGCATGCGACATCTGCCATATCTGCGGCCATCCCAATGCAGATGTTGCTGATCACGTCATCTCAATTGCCAAGGGTGGCGACCCGCTCGACATCAATAACCTGCGCCCCGCTCATGGCGTGAAGAAGTGTCCGACGTGCGGGCGCAACTGCAATGGCGAGAAGTCTGACAAGCTACTCAGTGAGGTCAGCACGTTGAAAACTTCGCGTGATTGGTTCGCTGAATAATTCTCAGAAAATCTCAGAGACTTCAGAGATCTACGAGATTTTTTTAGAAATCGGGCATTCCCAGCCCCGCGCCCAACTCTTTCTTTTTTGTGCCAGGCCGGATGTCCCAGCGATGATCAAGGGGGTACCCGGTGGGTCCCGTCGAGTCCGCAGTCCGTGACGACGTTAAAGACCTCGGCCAGCTGCTGGGCGTAGAGCCCACGCTCGCCGAACTCGCGTACCGCGTCGCCCGCGAGATTGACCAGGGCGGCGGCGAAGAGGGACGGCAGATGTCCGCCCTCAGCCGCGAACTCCGCTTGACCCTTCAGCAACTGACGCAGGGGCATGGCGGGGGGATCGACGATGAGTTCGGAGATCTGGCGGCCCCCGAGTAGCTTCGCCGAAGACCTGCGCCGCGAGTACGGGCTTGAATGTCCGCCGGCTTGGGGAACTCCGCGCCGATTCGAACACCCCACCCTGGGCGGTGCTGCTGCCAAGGTGATGCGGGCTCTTGGCCATGAGCCGATGGCGTGGCAGCAATATGTGTTGGATACGGCCCTTGAGGTCGACCCCGATACTGGGCTGTTTCTCCACCGCAAAGTGGGCCTGAGTGTCCCGAGGCAGCAGGGCAAAACCGAGACGATTTTGACGGTGATGATTCACCGCATGATGGCCTGGCCGAATCAGAACATCGTCTACTCGGCACAGACGCGTATCGATGCGCGCAAGCGGTGGGAAGACGAATTCCTTGCCAAGATGGACGCGTCCAGGCTCTTCGGCAGATATCACCCGCGGAAGACGACGGGCAATGAAGCCATCATCTGGAAGTCGAATCGTTCGCGCCTTGGGATCGTCAGTAATACCGAGAAAGCCGGGCACGGTCCGCCGCTCGACCTGGGCATGATGGACGAGATATTTGCCCATAGAGACGATCGTGTCGAGCAGTCGATGTCTCCCGCAATGCTGACGCGCCAGAACGCGCAAATGTGGTGGGCTTCCGCAGGCGGCGACACGAAGGCGACGTTCCTTAATAACAAGCGTAAGCAGGGCCGCGAGCTTATCGAGCGCGGCTGGGCCACCGGTCAATGGTCGCAGGTCGCCTATTTCGAATGGTTTGCTCCTGACGATCTCCCGCGTGATGACCCGAAAACTTGGCGTACCTGTATGCCCGCGCTCGGAATCACGGCCAAGGAGGAAGTCATCCGCGGCGAACTCGACTCGATGGATGCGCCCGAATTCGACAGGGCGTATTTGAATCGGACGAGAATGCCGACCCCAATCAGCGATCCGAATATCCCGCGTGAGGCCTGGCCGAAGCTGGTCGACGAGACGTCGCAGGCGGGCGCTGATCTCGTGTTCGCGGTCGACGTGGCGCAGGACCGTTCGTCGTCGTCGATAGGTGTCGCCTCGAAGCGCGCTGACGGCCGCACTCACCTTGAGGTGGTCGCCCGCCGTCCAGGTACCGCGTGGGTCGCTGAGGCGCTCGCGCTCCTGTCGCAGCGCCGCCGCCCTCTGGTCGTCGCTGTGGCCGGCTCTGGGGCGCCCTCGCAGAGCCTCATAGACGACATCGAGGCGGCGGGCATCACGGTGCCCGCAGACAAGGGCAACCCGCACCGCGGGCACCTGGTCGTGCTGCGCACGGGCGACGCGAGCGAGGCCGCTGCCCAGTTCGCTGACGCGGTCCGTCAGGGCGCCGTCGCGCACCTGGACCAAGCGCCATTGACGGCTGCGGTAAATGCGGCCCGTACAAGGCGTAATGGCGATGCGTGGGTTTTGGATCGCACTAACTCACCCGTCGATATCGCCCCGTTGGTCGCGGTGACCAATGCCCGCTGGGCGCTGCTCGCCAAGGGCGCTGCGGTGCTCGATGACTACGACGTTCTCAACTCCGTCTTCTGAAGGGGCCCGTATGAAGTGGACCCGGCGTCTCTTCCGCAGGACGGAGGAGCGCGCGATTACCTCGCTGCCGTGGGACGTCGGCGGGGCGATGCCGAGTCAGGTGTCAAGCCAGACGGCGGGGAGGATCGTTCCGCTCTTCGCGTGCTGGAGAATTCTTGCCGACAACATCGCTTCGCTTCCTGTGCAGACGTTCCAGCGGAACGCCGCGACCAGGCTACCGAATCCCTTTCTGCCTGATCTGCTGTTCCGTCCGGCCGCTCGGGACAATCTGTTTCAATGGCTGCATAAGTGCGTGGTCTCACTCGCGGCCCGCGGCAATGCGTACGGCCTCATCACGGCAAGGGACAATTTCGGATTCCCCGTCAATATAGAATGGCTTCACCCTGATGACGTTTGGGTGGACGAAGAGCGGCCCACGGAGCCTATTTACCACTGGCAGGGCATGCCACTTCCGACGGAAGACGTATTTCACATCCCGTGGTTCGTGATGCCTGGCTGTGTAGTCGGCCTGTCGCCCATTCAGTGGTTTGCCAGCACGCTCGGTGAGAATGTCGCGGCGACCGAATACGGCCGCAGGTGGTTCGAGAACGGCGGCACGCCTCCGGCGGTCATGAAGAACTCGGCCAAGACGATCAACCCGGAAGAGTCGGAAGAGATTCGTAATAGGCTCTCGATTGCGATTCGTTCCGGAAAGCCCATCGTCATCGGTAACGACTGGGACTTTACGGCTCTTGACGTCAATCCCAATGAGTCTCAATTCATCGAGACGCGGCGGCTCAACGCCACGGCTATTGCGTCGATCTACGGCGTTCCGCCGGGCATGGTCGGAGGCGATCAGGGCGGCGGCTCCGTCACGTACGCCAACGTCGAACAGCAGACGATCAACCTCACGACGCTGACGTTTCGTGCGTGGCTGGTCAGGATTGAGAACGCGGTCTCTGACCAGCTAGCCGGCCGACAGATGATGCGCTTCAATGTCGACGCCATGATTCGCGTTGACACGAGGACGCGTTACGAGGTCTATTCTCTGGCACTTCAGAACGGATGGATGAGCGTTGACGAAGTGCGCGCCCTTGAGAATCTGGCGCCCCTTCCGAACGGCGCCGGCCAGGTCTACAAGTCGCTCGCACCACAGCCCGCGCCAGTACCGCCCGACGAACAGCAACTGAGCCCAGAGGGCCGCGCGTTCCTCGAACTGCTCGCAAGTGAAAGGGACGCCAATGCGTGAAGTCGAGCGGCGTTATACCCGTGTTGAGGCGCGGGCGAGCGGCGACGGGAAGAACATCACCGGCTATGCCGCGGTCTTCAATCGGGAGTCCTCGAACCTGGGCGGCTTCGTCGAGGTTGTCGACCCCGCGGCGTTCAACAAGTCCCGCGGCGACGGCTGGCCGGACGTCGTGGCTCGCTTCAATCACGAGGACATGTTCCTTCTGGGCACTACTACGGCCGGAACGCTGCGGCTGTCGCTGGACAACACCGGGCTCAATTACGATGTGACACCGCCGAATGCCCGCGCGGATGTCCTCGAACTCGTCCAGCGCGGCGACGTCCAGAAGTCCTCTTTTGCGTTTAGGACTTTCGAAGATGACTGGTCGGCCACGGAACAGGGCTTCCCGAAGCGCACGCTTTTGAGCGTCCAATTGCTGGACGTCGCGCCGGTTGTCAGCCCCGCCTACCCGGATACCTCCGCAGGGCTCCGCTCCCTGGCGCGCAAGTTCGACGCGCCCTTTGAGGACGTGCGCAAGCTCGCCGAACGTGAAGAGCTGCGGAAGCTGTTCGTGCGCACCGACCAGCCCGTCATTCGCGCCGCTGAAGTCGGCGGCACGGCGGGCAGCCGGCTCACGCCCGCGCAGGCGCGGATGAAGCTGCTTGCGCGGCGCGACTCGCCTTACGTTCCGTAAGGCATATCCGAGGCAGGACGAAATCCACCTCGCTAACTGAATAGCCGAAGCAGCCGGGCAGGCCGACAGCCACCCAATTCCCACGAGACAAAAGGAATTGGGTAATGTCAGAGCTTGCTAAGCGGCTCAATGAGCGTCGCCTGTCTGCCTACAACGAGGCTAAGGCGATCGTCGACCGGGCCGGAGATGAGAACCGCGCGTTCACGGGTGAAGAAGAGCAGACATGGACGCGCCTCAACGACGAGATCGACACCATTGACGAGCGCGTGAAGAATGTCCTTGCGATGGAGAAGCGCGCCAAGGACGCCGACACGGCTATGTTCGGCGGCGCGCCGCGCAAGGGCGACGGCAGCCCCGCGGGCAACCCGGACCAGGATCTTGCGGACCAGTTCCGCAAGCTTGCCGCTGGCGAAATCCGCAACATCGATGTTGCTATGCCGAGTGCCTTCGAGCGTCGGCAGCTGTCCGGCGGTGTCGAGAACCGTTCGCTGATCAAGTCGGGTGCGCCTGTTCCGACTACGTTCATCGGTCAGCTTTACAACTACCTGGTCGACACGTCCACGATGCGCGCCACGAACCCGACGGTCTATACCACCTCTTCGGGTGAGAACCTGACTGTTCCGATTTCCACCGCAGAAGGTACGGCGACGTGGACCGCTGAAAACGTGGCGCTGACTCCGTCCGACCCGACGCTTTCCAGTGTCACGCTCGGCTCTTTCAAGGTCGGCAAGTCCATCTTTATCTCCTACGAACTGCTTCAGGACACGGGCTTCGATCTGCTCGGGTTCATCTCGCAGCACGCGGGGCGCAATATCGGCATTGCAGTCGACCAGGCCTACGTAGCGGGTGCCGGTGGCACTCGCCCCGAAGGCTTCCTGGTCAACGCGGGTCTTCAGACGACCTCGATGGGCACTGGCACCGTCAACGGCTTCGTTGCTGGCGTCACGCAGGCGGACACCCTTTACGACGCTTTCCATGGTGTGCTGCCGCAGTACCGCCCCCGCGGTTCGTGGCTTATGCACGACACCACGATCAAGGCCGCGCGGAAGCTCAAGGACACCACCGGTCAGTACCTCTGGCAGCCCGCTCTTACTGCGGGCGTTCCTGACACGCTCCTTGGCCGGCCGGTTTATGCCGACCCGAATATGGAGCAGTTCGGCGCGACGGGCCGGAAGGTCATCGCGTTCGGTGACTTCGGCGGCTACTTCATCCGCGATGTCACGCCCCTGCGCTTCGAGCGGTCCGACGACTTCAAGTTCGACACGGACATGGTCAGCTTCCGCGTGCTGTACCGCACTGACGGCAAGCTCGGTGACACGCAGGCGATTCGCGTCCTCACCACTCTCACCTAATCCCCTACAGCCGGGGCACGGCCTACCCGCCTTGCCCCGGCTCCGAGCCTTGGAGAAACAGGATGAGAGTCCGCATTGCGGTCCGGGCGAATTGGGGCGGCGTCTCCCTCAGGAGTGGCCGCCTGGGCGAGCCCGGCAGGGAATACGAAGTACCCGACGACGAAGGCGCGGCGCTCTGCGCTGCGGGAGTGGCTGAGCCCATCGCGGTTCGCAAGCCAGTAGAGACACGGCGCGGACCGGGGCGCCCTCCGCAGTCGAGGAAGTGACGTCGTGGCTAATGAGTACGTCAACATCGCCACGCTGAAGGCATCGTTCGGTACGACGGACAACGCTAGGGATGATCTGCTGACGGCCGCCATAGCCGCAGCGTCACGCCTTATCGACCGGAATACCGGGCGCCGCTTCTACCTCGATGCGGCGATCAGTCAGCGTATTTATAAGCCTGACGGCCGCGCCCTGTGCAAGAACGACGGAGAGCTTCTGATCGTTGATGACATCGGAAGCCTCACGGGCCTGATAGTCGAAGTCGGCTCTGTCGGCGGAACCTATACGGCCATCACCGATTACGAGACGACCCCAGAGAACGCAACGCCCCGTGGCCTCCCGGTCACGGGGCTTCTGCGTACGGGCGGAAGTTGGGGCCGCGGCATATCGCGGGTCAGGGTCACCGCTAAGTGGGGCTGGCCGGCTGTGCCGGAAGAGGTCGCGCAGGCTGCGCTCATTCAGGCGTCTCGCCTCTACAAGCGCAAGGACTCGCCGGAAGGTGTCCTGGGGTCCGCCGACTGGGGCGGCGCTCTGCGTCTCGGTCGCATCGACCCCGACGTATTCGAGCTGACCAAGCATCTCACGCTTCCAGGTTTCTGAGGGGATGAGATGCAGATATCAGAGATCCGCGCCGCGATAGCGGCGGCGGCGTCAGCTGTCGTCATGCCGACTGGCGTTGGGAAGCTCACCTGTACTGGCTACCTGCCCGACTCGATCTATGAGCCGCATTTCTACGTGGGCGAGTACGACCAGGAATACGACCGGACTTACGGCGGCGTGGACCGTGTCGAGTTCACGTGCCTCGTGCTGGTCGGGCGCGCAGACGACCTCTCGTGTCAAAAGATCCTGGACGGCTTGCTCTCCAGAGGTGGGCCGTCGTCATTGAAGGTCGCCATCGAGGCGGTGCGCGGCGCCCCCGGCCAAAAGGCTCTAGGCGGACTCGCGCATGACCTACGCGTGATCCGCGTGCAGGCCTATCGCTGGTACGAGCACGACGGAACAAAGTACGTCGGCGCTGAACTCGTCGTAGAAGTAATCGGAGACGGGGCGTAAATGTCACTTCAAGTGCTTACGGGAGTGCGCCTCTTCGCTGTCGGCGCCGACCTCACCAGTACAAACAACAAAGCCGAGTTGAGCGCGGAAGTCGAGGAAAAAGATTCGACGACTTATGGGTCGAATGGCTGGAAGGAAGTCCTGGGCGGTATCGCGTCGAGCGAGATATCCGCTGAGGGCTTCTGGGAGGCCGGAGACGCTTCCAAGGTTGATGACGCGAGCTGGTCGCAGATAGGCGGTACGGGCCCGTGGACGGTCGCGCCTGTCGGCGCCTCTGTCGGGGATCCGGCGTACACGACAAGCGCCCTGAGGGCTGAATACAAGCTCTTGGGCGCCGTGGGCGATGTCGCCCCCTGGTCGGCCAAGGCGTCGGGCAGTTGGCCTGTCGCCCGCGGCCAGATAGCCCACCCGCCCGGTACGGCGCGCACCACGACCGGTACGGGCACGGGCGTCAACCTGGGCGCCGCGGCCTTGAACAAGCGGCTGTACGCGGCCCTGCACGTCCTCAGCGTCGCCGGTACGGCCACACCGACCATCACAGCGCGCATCGAATCCGACACCTCCGGCGCATTCGCCGCGCCCACGACTCGACTCACTTTCACCGCGGCCACCGCTATCAGCGGCGAGATTCTGCGCACCAGCGGCTCAGCGATCAACGATACGTGGTGGCGCGTCGGCTGGACCATCACCGGCACCACGCCGTCATTCCTTTTCGCTGTCGCTTTCGGAATCCAGTAAGGAGTATCGCCGTGGCTCTCATGGTGCTTACCGCTGAATACATCAGCCTCGCTTCCAACGACCTCAAGGCGTACTGCAACAAGGCTGAGCTGAGCGTCGAAGTGGAAGAGAAGGACGTGACTACGTATGCGTCCCTCGGCTGGAAGGAAATGATTGGTGGCCTGAAGTCCGGTGAACTCTCTCTTGAGTTCAAGACAGACTTTGCCGCGGGCGCGCTGGATTCAATTCTCTGGCCGCTGTTCGGCACGGTCGTTGCCTTCGAGGTCCGGCCTACTCAGTCCGTCGTCGGCACGTCCAACCCGAAGTGGACGGGCAACGTGCTCGTCAAGGAACTGAAGCCGATATCCGGCGGTGTCGGCGATGAGGCGACGCAGAGCGTCAGTTTCCCGACTACGGGAGCTGTTACCCGAGCGACTGCGTAATGGCTAACCCTATCGACCTCTCGGTTTCATGTGACGGGCTTCAGGCTCTGGTGCGCGCTATCCGCCAGGAAGCGGACGGCAAGGAACTCCGCAAGGAACTTGCCAAGAACATGCGCGACGCCCTGAAGCCCGCGGCCGTGCAGGCGAAGAGCGGTATTGCGTCGATGGCTTCGGGTGGCGCCGGCCCGGGAACGTCACCCGCGCTGCGATCTGCCATCGCCAAGAAGATCAGGCCGGAAGTAAAGCTGGGCGGTCGCTGGACCGGCGCACGCGTCAAGGCGCGCAAGACGCCGACTGTCCGCGGCTTCGCCAACGCCCCGAAGCGGACTCAGTCCGACACCTGGCGCACGCAGTCGTGGGGCAACGGCGTGTGGCGCAATCAGCCCGGAAAGCTCAACTGGTTCGACCGGGCGACCAGCGCACACAAGGCCGAATACAAACAAGCAGTCTTCGAGGCCATGGAAGCCATGGCCGAACGCATCGCAAATCGTGCCCAATAGGGGGACCCATGTATCTCGTGTACAGGCCCGATGGACAGGAAGAGCCGACGCGGTACAAGTACCAGCCGCAGAGGCTCATGTCAGCAGAGCGGGAGATGTTGGAGCGGCGTACTGACCGCAACTTCTCTGACTTCCACAAGGACGTCATGCAGGGGAACAGCCTCTGCCGCCGTGCTCTGCTCTACATGTACACGAAGCGGGATCACGCGAAGGTCAAGTGGGAAGACGTCGACTTCGCGTGGGATGAACTCACTATCGAGTACTCGAAGAGTGAGTGGATCGAGATGAGGGATGCCGCATCCGAAAGCCTCCGCGGCGATCAGCTTGCGATGGCCCTTGAGCAGATCGACAAGGAAATCGAGGCCGCTTATGACGACTCCGAGGAGACGGGAAAAGCCAGTTCGCCGCTCGCCGTATAAAGCACATGGCGACTGCGGCGAATCTCTTCGGTATCCGCCCGTGGGAATGGGACCTACTCACCGTTGAGGACGCCAACGCGGTGTGCGATGTCTGCGACAAATACATAGAGGACTGCCAGAAGGCAGAAGCGAAGATGAAGAGGGCGTGACTCGATGTCGGATGTTTCTCTTGTCTTCAACCTGGTCGCACGCGACAACACCGGCCAGACGCTGGAGAAGGTCCGCGAGAAGTTCGATGCGGCGGCTGCCGGTATCGGCGCGGGCGTGGCCGCAGCGCTGGGCGTCGGCATTGCGGCCAACCTCGATATGGAAGCGGCTAACGATAAGTTGGCCGCACAGCTCGGGGTCGGACCGGCCAAGGCGGCAGAGCTTTCGAAGGTCTCGGCGAAGGTGTACGAGGGCGCGTGGGGCGAGTCCACCGCGGAAGTCAACGACGCCATCAAGAACGTGTATATGAACATTGGCGACACCTCGAAGGCGCAGGGCGGGCTTGAGGGCGCCACGGTCAAGGTAATGGCTCTGTCGGATGCATTCGACCAGGACTTGACGGCGAGTACGTACGCGGCCGGCCAGATGGTCAAGACCGGAATGGCGAAGAACTTCGACGAAGCCATGGACCTTCTTACCGTGGGTTTCCAGAAGGGCGCCGACAAGTCCGGCGACTTCCTTGACACCTTCAATGAGTACTCAACTCAGTTCAGGAAGCTGGGCATCGACGGCCCACAGGCAATCGGGCTAATCAGTCAGGGACTCAAGGGTGGCGCCCGCGATGCCGACATCGTGGCGGATGCCTTCAAGGAATTCGGCATCAGGGCCATTGACGGGAGCAAGACGACCGCCGATGGCTTCAAGTTGATCGGCCTCAGCGCCGACGACATGTCGAAGAAGATTGCGGCGGGTGGCCCCGGAGCGAACAAGGCACTTGACGAAACCCTGGACAGGCTCCGCGCCATGAAGGACCCGGTAAAGCAGAACGCTGCGGGCGTCGCACTGTTCGGTACGCAGTGGGAAGACATGGGGAAGGCGATGATGTCACTTGACCCGTCCAAGGCGGCTGACAGCCTCGGGAAGGTCGGGGGCGCCGCGGACAAGATGGCGAAGACGCTCGGTGACAACCCGAAGGCTGCCATCGAGAGCTTTAAGCGGAAGGTGGTCGGAGATCTCTCGGAGATAGCCGGGCACTTCATCAAGTTCGCGATGGAGAACCAGGGCGTCTTCGAGCCCCTCGCTTACGCGATCGGCGGCATCGCGGCTGTCGTCCTCACCGTCAAGGCTGGGATGATGGCGTGGGCTGCCGCTCAGGCTGCCTGGTCGGCTGCCACCGCGGTTGCCACGGCCGCGCAATGGCTGTGGAACAGCGCCCTGTTCGCTTCCCCGATTACGTGGATCATCGTTGGCATCGTCGCTCTGATCGCGATCATTGTCATTATCGCCACGAAGACGACATGGTTCCAGACCATATGGAAAGTCGCATGGGGCGCTATCAAGACTGCCGTATCGGCTAGTTGGTCGTTCATCCGTGACAAGGTGTTCGGGCCGATCGGCCGTTTCTTCACGCAGACGATCCCGCGATGGTCGGGCATGGTCAGGGACGCCGTAGTTGGCGCCTGGAACTCAACGAAGAACAAGGTGCAATCCGTAGTCGGCGGAATGCTTTCGTGGGTCCGCGGCAAGTGGGATGGCTTCATCGGATTCTTCCGCGGCCTCCCCGGCAAGATCGGACGCGCCACGAGCGGCATGTTCAACGGAGTGAAGAACGCTTTCCGGTCCGCTATCAACTGGGTCATCGGTAAGTGGAACAACTTCGGATTCAGCATCGGCGGCGGCTCGTTCATGGGCAAGAGTCTTCCGAGAGTGACGATCGGCACGCCGAACATTCCCTATCTCGCCAAGGGCGGTCTCATCACCCGCGGCGGTATGGCGATGGTCGGTGAGCGTGGGCCGGAAGTCCTGAGTCTGCCCAGGGGTGCGGGAGTTGCCCCGCTGCCTGTAGGCGGGGCGGGCACCCGAGTTGACGTGTATCTCCATGTCGACGCCGACGACGCCTATCTGAAGCGGCGCATTCGGAAGATGGTCAGCGTCGAAGGACGCGGCAGCGTCAACGCACTGTTCGAGTAAGGGGAGTTGACATGGCATTCCCGACGACTCCCCTTGCAACGCAGGTAGAGCTGAACCTCGGGGGCACGTGGACGGACGTCACTTCTGACGTCTATCTGCGTAACCCCATCGAGATTGAGCGGGGGCGCGGCGACTGGGCGTCACGCGTCGACCCCACGAAGTGCAAGCTGACTTTCAATAACCGCAACGGCAAGTACTCGCCCCGGAATCCCACGGGCGCCTATTACGGACTCATAGGCAGAAACACTCCGATCAGGGTTTCCGTGAACGCCGGTGACTCTTACCTTGCGACGACCGGAACGACGACTTCGAACAACGGGGCCAGTACTCCTGACGTCGCTGCGCTGGACATCACGGGCGATATCGACATCCGCTTTGAGGCGACCCTCAGCAACTGGAATGCCGCGGGCTCTGTCGAGCTGTGCGGTAAGGGGCTCATCACTGGCAATCAGCGGTCGTGGGTCCTGATGATGCGTGACGAGCGGCTGCACTTCGAATGGTCTGCGGCGGGCACGACGACCATTCAGAAGGACTGCACGGCCGCGCTGCCGCTGCCGCCCTCTGGCCGGCTCGCTGTGCGGGTCACGCTGGACGTCAACGACGGCGCGGGCAACAACGTGGTGACGTTCTACACCGCGCCCTCGATCAGTGGCACGTGGACGCAGCTTGGGAGCGCCGTCACCACCGCGGGGACGACCAGCATCTTCAACAGCACTGCGCCTGTCCGCGCCGGCGACGGCTGGGGAGACCTTGCGTTTCCGTGCTCGTCCGGGGCGGTGCACGCCTTCGAGCTGCGCAGCAGCATCGGCGGCACCGTGGTTGCGAACCCGAACTTCCGCGTGCAGACGCCGGGCGCCACGTCGTTCGCGGACGGCACTGGCAAGACCTGGACGGTCGGCGCCAGCACCACCATCACCAACCGCAAGGCACGGTTCGTCGGCGAGGTCTCTTCGTGGCCGGCCCGCTGGGACGTGTCCGGCATGGACGTATATGTACAGGTCGAAGCGGCGGGCATCATGCGCCGACTCGGTCAGGGCGCGTCGCCGCTTCAGTCGACGTTGCGGCGCCGTATCCCGTCGTTCGCCTCTGAGCCGCTGCTCGCGTACTGGCCGGCGGAGGAGGGCAGTACGGCGACGCGCGCGTACTCGCCCATCAAGGGCGTGAGGCCGCTGAAGCTGACGCCCGCGCGCTGGGCGGCCGTCGACACCCTGGCCAGCTCCACTGCGCTGCCGACGCTGAACAGTTCGACCACTACGCCGTGTGAGCTGAAAGGCACTGTCCCTACCCCTGCAGGCGTGGTCACTGAGTGGAACGTCACTTGGATGTACCGGCTCGACACGGTGAACACCACGCTCCGTACCTTCATGCGCGTCCTCAGCACGGGCACGGTCGCTGAGTGGTACGTCCAGACCCGCAACGACTTGACTCGCGTCCTTGGCAAGGACAGCGACGGCGTCACCGTCTTCACGAACGACTTCGTGACGAGCACCGATCTCTATAACCAGTGGATACAGGCCGAACTCCAGATCCGTACGAGCGGCAGTGATGTTCACTGGGCAGTCCAGTGGACGGACGTCGGCGGCGACGCTGGCCAGATATCCGGGACCTTTACCGGCGCAACGGGTCGCCCCCTCGCCGTCAGTTCGCCCCCGGACGGCTACTCAGCAGACATCGACGGCATGGCTATCGGACACATCGCCGTATTTGGGTCTGAGACGACCTTCGCATACGACGGCGCCGTCACCGCGTGGGCGGGGGAGACCGCGGGCGACCGTCTCGTCAGGCTCACGGACGAAGAGTCGGTACCTCTGCTCGCGTATGGGGACGGCGCAACCCCGGTGGGCGCGCAGCTGCCTACACCCCTGCTGGACCTCTTGGGCGAGTGCGCCGACGCGGATCACGGCGTTTTGTACGAGGCGCGCGACTCTGTGGCTCTCCAGTACAGGGACCTTGCGGGCATGTGCAACCAGACGCCCGCGCTGGCCTTGAGCTACACGACAGCCGGCCACGTGACGCCGCCCCTCGAACCGGTCGACGACGACCAGGCCGTACGCAACGACGTCACAGTCACGCGTACCGGGGGCAGCTCAGCCCGCGTCACGCTCGACACGGGGGCGCTGTCGGTACTGGCGCCGCCGGACGGGGTGGGGCGCTACGACGAGTCGGTGACGCTCAATCTGTTCGAGGACGACCAGGCTGACGACCACGCCGGATGGCTCCTGTGGCTGGGTACGCAGGACGTGACCCGGTACCCGGTGTTGCACGTGGAACTATCCGCGGCGCCGAGCCTGATCGAGTCCGTGACGGCGCTGGACCTGGGCGACCGCATCACCATCAGCAACCCGCCCGCGTGGCTCCCGCCCGACACGATCGATCTATTGATGCAGGGCTATACCGAGACCATCGACCAGTTCGAGTGGGGCTTTGACTTCAACTGCACTCCGGCGCGGCCCTTCGACGTCGCGTCCGCCGACAACACCACGGTCGGCAAGGCGGACACCGAGGGCAGCGAGCTGAGCGTGGGCGCGACCAGCACGGCCACGTCTATCAGCGTCGCCACGACGTCGGGCCCCATCTGGACGACGTCCGGCGCGGAGATGCCGTTCGACGTCACCGTTGCGGGCGAGGTCATGCGCGTCACCGCGATCACTGGCGCGGCCAGTCCTCAGACGTTCACCGTCACGAGAAGCGTCAACGGTGTTGTGAAGGCGCAGCTGGCGGGCACCGATGTCCGTCTCACTCATCCGGCGATCGTCGCCTTGTAGGGGGTTCGCATGACCAACTGGCTTGCCGGTATGACGATCACCGCGGCGCGCCTCAACGACGGCATCGACGCCACGACCACGGCCAGCGGGCTTGTGGCCGCGTCGGGGTTCAGCGTCAATGACTTTCGCGGTTATAAGTCCGGGAAGGTCATTGTGCTGGACATGTTCATGGCGCGCACCGGCACCGACATCACGCAGACCAGCGGCAACATCACCGACACGCAGATCTGCACCGTTCCCGCGGGATGGCGTCCCACGAACGGGACGATCAACGGGCCGTGGGACAACGGGATCTCCGAGGGCGGGTTCGTCATCGGCACTGACGGAATCTGCACCCTCCGGACGGCGTCATCGAACATCGGCGGCACGGCCGGAACTGGCACGACCACTCTCCGGCTGCACGCGGCCTTCATCATCGACTAAGACCCCCGCGTAGGGCATGCGCGGGAAGGAAGCCCCCCATCACCGCTGTCGGGCCGGTGATGGGGGGCTTTTCCATGTCCTGCAACGGAGGGCGTTGCGGCGCCTGTCGTCTGGGAGGCACTTGGCTACGCCTCGTGGGACGCGTACTGCGCGACGGAGTTCGAGGGCGCTCGCATGGTCCGCCTGCCCCGCGACCAGCGGCGAGAGATCGTCGCGGAGATGAGCGCCGAGGGCATGTCGAACAGGGCTGTCGCGTCCGGGCTGGGCCTAGCTCACACGACAGTCGCTGATGACCTGAGAGCAGGTGGAGGAAATCTTCCACCTGGTCGACAGTCCGTGACACCCAGTCACTCTCCGTCAGGCGCCGTCCTGGACCGCTTCGAAGCTGTACTCGTAACCCACCGTCAGCCGGTACGGCAGGCACCATTCCCCGTACTCGATGACGCCCTGGTCGTCCCATAGGCGGTGCGCGCCGGCCAGGATGGGCGACCCGACGCGGACGCCCAGGAAGCTCGCCTCACGCTCGTCTGCGTCGCGGCTGTGGACGTCGTCCCGACCCGCCGTGACGCGCCGTCCAGCGGCCTCCTGGATACGCGGCAGCAGTCCTGTGCCCTTGCCCGGCGCCGTCGACAGCAGCTCCGGTACGAGGGCAGCGAACCGCGCCGGGTACCAGGTGACGGCGAGCATGAGGCGCTTGGAGCCCTTGCCGGTGTGCCATTGACGGCGCACCACCTGATCGCCTTCGTCCAGGTCGAAGATCTCCGCAACGTACTGCGGCGGGGCGACCAGCTCGGCAGCCGTGACAAGCATCGTCTCGCCCTCGCCGAGGACAGACCCGGTACGCAGTACCCGCGTGATGCGGTCGTACGAACTGGGCGCCACAGACGGCGCGTTGGCGACGAACGTTCCGCGGCGCGAGGTGACGATGTACCCCTCCACCTGAAGGTGATCGAGGCTGCGGCCGAGCGTGGCGACTGCAACGCCCTCTTGTTGCGCAAGCTCGCGCTGTGGCGGCAGCTTTGCGCCCTCCTTCAGCTGGCCGTCAAGAATGCGGCGGCGAATGCGCTCGGCAACCTGCATGTACGGAGGCTGATCTGTGTCCGGCATTGCGACTCCTGATGGCGCGTGACCTAGTGCACGGGCGACTGTACTAGGGCACGGGTAATCCCTGCGAGGGATGTTGCGCAGATGCCTTGAGACTCTGTCCTAGGTCACGCTACGGTCTGACCTAGGACAGCAGTCATGGAGGCGGGGCCGATGGCAAGGCACGAGATCGAACAACGGGGAAGCGGCGCGCGGGCCATGGTCCCGGCTCATGTCGCGCGCGTCACCGAGAAGGTGCTGAACACCTATAGGCGCTACGTCACGCACGCGCTGGAGTGCGAGGGCTGCCAGGCTATCGGCGGTCACTGCGAGAGCGGCGCGGAACTGTGGCGACAGTACAAGGAAGCGCGCACCGCCGCGGGTGGCAGCCGGTGACCGCGACGGTGCGCGTCTGCCGACACTGCGACGAGCCGATCACCGACCCCGAAGACGCGGTGTTGGTCGCTCACGAACTCGGCAACAGCGGTCCGGGATGGGACATCTACGCGCACCGCGATCACGTCGACCTGGTGGAGCTGATTGACCCTGTCGTCCTTCGGATCATGGCCCGCATCTGGACGGCGCAGGTCCAGCGGTAAGCCCACAAGACAGCGCCCCCCGTTCCCTGAGTCGTCGGGAGCGGGGGGCGCTTCGTCGTCTGCTACGTGGCTACCTCAGTCTGGGCGGGGTCGTCGGGGAGCCCGAAGGCACGCCTGACGCAGCTCATACGCGCCATCCGCTCGGCCTTCTCGCGGCCCTGGGGCAGCGCCGCGGCCATCTCGTTCAGCCAGCGCTCGTACTCGGCCTCTTCGCGGGCGGGGTCGGCGTTCACCGCGCCTCGCCGCCCTCGTACGCCTTCACGAGGCCCATGAGGATGCCGACCGCGTGGCCGACGGCCTGGTTGCTGCCGCGCTCGTAGCCGTGTGCTTCGAGAACCTGGAAGACGTCGTGGACCAGCCCGAAGTTGAAGCGGTCCGCGGGCGGGTTCGTGTCAGGGGTAGTGTCGGTCATGGGTCGTCTCCTGCCTAGATCAGGTGTTCGACCTAGGCCCTGTCCGGTGTTCCAGCACCGGGCGGGGCCGCTGTCTTGTCTGAACGGGTCGGCTGCTTCACAACCTCCCAAGTCCTAAGGCGTAACCATGGTGTGCGTGGTGGGGAATGTCGCGACGCGGCCGGTGTACAAGGAGTTGTCGACGGGGGCGTCGACGCGGTTTCGGCTGGCCGTGACCTCGCGTTACTGGGATCGCGAGAAGAACTTGTGGGCCGACGGACACACCAACTTCTTCACGGTGTGGGCCAGGCGGGCACTCGCGACGAACGCGGGAGCGTCTCTGTCGGTGGGCGATCCGGTCGTCGTGCAGGGGCGGCTGAAGGTACGCACGGAAACACGCGACGGCCAGACGTGGGCCTCGGCGGACGTCGACGCCGTGGCGATCGGGCACGACCTCTCGCGAGGCACATCCGCCTTCCGCCGGGCGTCGAAGGGCGACATGGGACCGGCTCCGGCCGCTCAGCCGGAGCCCAGTTGGGAAACCGTTCCGCAAGCCCAGCCCGACTCCACGCCCCAACAGCGGCCCGAGCCAGCGGGAGTGACGTGATGTCAGAGACGCGCAGAACCTGAATCGACCTGCGGCTTACCGGCAAGTACCTTCCGAACGGTCCCCATGGATTTGTCGATAGGCCCAGCTCACAGCCGTGTGGGCGATAACGATTCCGAGTCGGATCGGTTACCCGACCGCACCAGTGGGGAGTGCGGTGCGCCGCGTCTTTAGGATGCCGAACACAGCTCTCGGGGCTTCTGATTCTGCTGGCGGGACCGTCCCCCCATGTCAACGGGTCCTGCGCGAAGGGGAATTCTGTGTTTTCTTCGTTCTCTGCGTCGTCCGCGCGCAGGCGAGGGGTCGCCCGCCTCGCCGCCGGGACGTTGGTGTCGGGACTCGTCGCCGCGGTGGCGCTGGCCACCGCCGGTACGGCCGTCGCCGACGAGACCCCGCAGAGCCAGGGCGGCGCGACCGCCACCATAGGTGACCTCAAGACGTACGGGTCCGCGGTCATCCACGCCGACGGCGCGGACTCGTGGGTGTCCGCCGGTCTGTTCGAGATGTCCGTCGACAGCGGCGGCATGCTGCAGACCTACTGCGTCGACCTCCACAACCCGACGCAGCAGGACGCCAAGTACCAGGAGACCCCCTGGAGCGGTACGTCGCTGAACGGCAACAAGGACGCGGGCAAGATCCGCTGGATCCTGCAGAACTCCTACCCGCAGGTGAACGACCTCGCGGCCCTCGCCAAGAAGGCCGGTGTCGGCAGCCTCACCGAGAAGGACGCGGCGGCCGGCACCCAGGTGGCCATCTGGCGGTACTCGGACGGCGCCGACGTGGAAGCGGTGGACGCGCCGGCGGAGAAGCTGGCGGACTATCTGTACAAGAGCGCGCGGAACCTCGCGGAGCCCAAGGCCTCGCTGGCCCTCGAACCGGCCGCGGTCTCCGGCCGCGCGGGCGAGAGGCTCGGCCCGGTCACCGTGCACACCAACGCGGACAGCGTGACCGTGACGCCGCCCTCGGACGCCACCGCCGACGGGGTGAAGATCGTCGACGAGAACGGCAAGGAGATCACCTCCGCGGTCGAGGGCAGCCGGCTCTACTTCGACGTACCGATAGACAGCGCGGACGGTTCGTCCTCGCTGACCGTGCACGCGTCCACGACCGTGCCGGTCGGCCGCGCCTTCACCTCGGAGACCCGCAGCCAGACACAGATCCTCGCGGGCTCCAGCGAGTCGATGGTCACGGCGACGGCGACGGCGAACTGGGCCGAGAAGGGCGCGATACCCGCCCTGTCCGCCGAGAAGAACTGCGCCGAGGGCGGCGTGGACATCACGGCGGCCAACGCGGGCGACGAGGCGTTCAGCTTCGAGCTGATGGGGATCGAGTACACCATCGAGGCGGGCACGTCCCAGGCGGTGACCATCCCGCTGCAGGAGGACCAGGAGTACGGCTTCACAATCAACGGTCCAAGCGGCTTCGTGAAGCACTTCAAGGGTGTCCTCGACTGCGAGGTCCAGGGCGGCACGAGCGACATCTCGACCCAGACGGTCAGTGAGCCGAGCCCCGCGACGGTGGGCGGCACCTCCGACGGGGGCACCGACCTCGCCGAGACCGGCAGCACCAGCGCGACCCCGTTCATCGCGGGCATCGCCATCGGCCTCGTGGTGATCGGCGGCGCGGCGGTACTCTTCGTCCGCAAGAAGGCGGCACCGACCCAGGACTGAACCCGAACGATCCTGACCTTGGCAACTCAACGGCCACACCACGGTGACTCCGTGAGCCCACGGCCCGGCCCTCAGGCGCCCGGGCCGCATCGCGGAGCGGCGGCACCCGGATACTGCCACGGGGGCGAACGCCCCTGACACCGCATCGGCCGGCTGGAAAACCGGCTCACGCCGCCGCGGGACGCCGCTTCGTGTAAGGAGTTGGACCGGGCGGACGAGATCGCCGCCCAGTACTCCGGATGCGCGAAAGCACGGGGCGTCCGGCGGGGCCGACCGTTTCTTGGTGGGGTTCGTCGTTCGCCGGACAGACCGGTACCCATGACCGCTTCGGCAAGGTCCTGGCGCGCTGCTGGGGTCACCTGCACCCGAAGCTGGACCGGCCCTGGGCCGGCCACCAGGGCGAACTCCCCATCGTCGAGGGAACCCTGGTTCACCTGGCAGTTGAGCACCTGCCCGGCAACCGTGACCCCAAGCGGTTGTGGCGGTGGCACAGCGACCCCGACGCCACCGCGCATGACGTCGACCGCCTGTGGCGGATCTTCCTTCCAAGATTCGATATTGAGCATACTTTCCGCTTCTTCAAGCAGACCCTCGGCCTGACCCGCCCCCGCCTGCGCAGTCCCGAGCAGGCGGACCGGTGGGTGTGGCTCATCCTCGCCGCCTATGCCCAGCTGAACGGTCCGTGCTGCCCGCCTGTCCGGCGGGCAGCACGGGCCGCTTTCCCTTTTCCCGCCTTGTGGGCTGTACGCGGCGCCGATCCCCGTCGGACAGGTGGCGCTCGACCTCGGGCAGCTCAGATGCAGTCCGTTTCGGACATGCGGGATCCGCATCGGGCACCATGCCGAGCCGGGAACGGAACAGGTTCAGGAACCAACCGGGCGCCGCCATTGCAGGAGGGAGGGATCCGTCAGCTCGTCCAGATGTCCCACCACCGCGTCAGGATCAGCATGCCGACGATTGCGATGGGTGCAGCAGTGGCAGCACCCAGGCCTCCGGCCTGCGCCCGCGGTTCTCGCCATCAACCGCGCAGGCTCCGGGCCGGCAGGACGACGTGCGCCGCCTTCTCCAGCGTCTCATCGGCGCCCGCGAACGCTGCCAGCGCCTCGGGGGCCACGAGCTTGCCCGGTGCGGCCTCAGGCCAGGGACGGCTGGTGAACACCAGGTAAGCGAAGCCGCGTTGGGCGACCGCCTTCAGCCATTCGGGCGGAGCGGTGCACTGGGCAGTGAACTGCGGCATGGTGACGACCGCCTGCCCGGCCTCGACCAGCAGGCTGACAGGCAGGCCGGGCTTCGTGACACCGTCGAGGAGGTCGCCGCCCACAGGCAGGCGGTTGCTCTCCAACAACTGCCGCACGGCGGCGGATGACGCCTCGGGGCCGCCCACGCCGTCGCCGAGGGTGTAGGTGAGCAGATAGGGCATATCACCGTCGGGGGCCTCGCCGCTCCAGGCAAGTACGACGAGCGTGCCCAGCTCGGCAGGGCGCAGGGGGCGGGTTTCGCTTGAGGTTGAGGTCACCACGCGACCGTATCGACGCCCCGAAAGCGCCTCGGTGTCTTCTCACCCGAGTGGACGATGCCTCGAACTCCCTCCACACGAACGAGGGACGCCCCTCGACGCCCCTCGAACGCCGTCCCGGGAAGGTCAGCTCTGCAACGGCAGGCCGCCCAGCAACGGGTTGTGCTGGTTCAGCGCACCGGTCGCGCCTTTGACGGTGTTGAGCACGGAATCCTTGTTCTCCGTGTCGAGCGCGCTCGACTGGTGACGCAGCGGCATCACGTCGATGGGGCCCTGTGTGAGCGTGTTGACTGCGCCGTTGAGGCTGGTGGGCGTCACTTCGGCGGCGTCGTAGGCGAACGCGGGCGCGGCGGCACTGGCGACGGCCATGGATCCGGCAACGACTGCGGCAGCCTTCAGAGACTTCATCGTCTTCCTTTCCTCGGCAACTCATGTCACTTCAGCAATTTCTGACGCCGTGATCAACGATCCCCGGCCGGGACGGAAACCCCGGGTGCAGAAGTTTCTGCACCCGGGAGTCGTCATCAGATCGGAATAAGAAAACAGCCGTTGCGCCGGCTGGGAGATTCCGGCGCAACGGCTGTGGGTCCGCTTCCCGTGATGTCTTACGGCGTCGGCACCGACAGGCCGGGCAGGTCGGGCGCGGGCAGGCCGCTGGCGAGCAGCGTGGCTGCGACATAGTTGACGAGGGCCGTGACCACGCCGGTGACCGCCGTGGCTACCTTGCCGGAATCCCCGGAGGTGACGGCATCGAGGAGGGTGTCCAGCGACTTCTGCAGGGCGGCGAGGGCGTCGCTCACGGCGTCCTTGGCCTGCGGGTCGCCGACGGCCTTCGGGGTCACGTCGGCGATGGCCTGCTTCACGGCCTTGATGAGCTGGGTCGCCTCGGTCGTGGCGAGTTGGCCGTTGTCGGCCTTGAGCACGGTGTTGAGCAGGCCGGTGACCGGGGTGACCGCTTCGCCGAGATTGCCGAGGCTCTTGATCTGCGCCAT